TTTACTTGTTCTTGACTGACTTGCCGCCGGGGTTTTGACCGCCCCAGGCTGATATTTACGACTTGATCAGGATCCCAATTCAGTATATATTTCTCTTGAGCCACCAGGACTAAATTGTCGCTTTGATACTCGATCATCTGGGCATCTTGCAGGTCTTCACGGTCTAGCATTGCAATAGTATACATGATTCCCAGTCCTCTTGCAACCGGACAGTATTGATTGTCGCTCAACAACTGCCAGGGATCAGGCCAATCCTCTTGATCGTCCCAGTGCAAATGGTAAGCAGTCCAAGGAGTTTGAAACCACCAGGTGTTGATTTTGATTAAAGCAGGCTCAGAGTCCAGTCGAGAACATTGCTGTCTTAACTGTGCCCAACTCTCCAGCCGCTCACTGAAGTTTCTAGGCCACATGGTGTTTAATAACTGCGGCCTAGGTGGGTCAAGCTATAATAAATTAAACCTGCAGATCTGCCAGCATCAGACGCATAGGAAACTGTGACAGTCGCGCCAACGTCTGTGACATTGAGTGTGACCCCAGTGGTGGAATTTTCCACATAGTCATCGCTGTAGCTGAGTCCGTCGCCAGCCGAATCGTCAGCATCATTGGCTATGGTCATGGTGCCAGTTCTAGCACTGGTTTCAACAACAATGGTGTAATCCATTTTGAATGCTTTGATAAATGTTGTGTCCAATGTAAACAGTGTGGTGTTGGTAGCACCGGCAGTGATAGTGGCCTGCTGACCAGTTTGTCTAACAAAACTGCCCATTTGAATTTGAGCAGCACTGTCTATGCCGATGCTGGCTGGTACAGTAGCGGTGCCAGTGGCGTAAATTTTGATTCTGGGGTAGGTGCCGCTGTAGGCAGTGGTGCGTTGAAACATATCACCAATGCTGACATTGTTGATGGCATCTATAGTGATCACAGCTGATGCAGGACTGGTAGTACCGCTGAAGTGATTGCCTACATCATAAAAAATATTGTATCCTGTGGCGTTCAGACTCACACCATTTATATAAACACCTTCTTCATAGATGTCATCAAAAACATTATGTACCACACGCACGCCTGTGGCACCGCCATTTACAGGTGTTACCCCACCCAATATCACACCTTGATATAAAGTGTCAAATTGACCGTTGCTGATCACTGCGCCGTTGATTTGTTGTGCAGTGTTGATGCCATAAGTAAAACCAGAAAACCTACAGTTGTCAAACACAATTTGTGTGCATGGCAAACTGATACTGCTGCTCCAGTCAATGGCCTTGGTGTTATCACTTGACACAATGAGATCCGCGGTGGTCAGTGGACCAGTTACATCAACATTGCTGAACGAACAGTTCTTGGCTTTTTCGACCAAGATACCTATGTTGAGTTGATTGGTTTGAAAAGCCATGCCTGTGATTTCAATGTTCTGTGGTGCTGTGAGGATGTTGACCCCAGTGTTGCCTTGGGAGTCGGCAGTCTGCGCAATATAACTTGGCAATGCTTCCACTGCCCAGTAAAGAGGTAGTCCTGACGGTATTCCTGCCAGCCCTGCAGGCACTGGAGCAATACTGCGATAATAAGCACTTCCAGTCACATAGTACACCAGCACACCTTGAGCATAGGCAGTGTTGGCAGCCCAATTTTGCACATTGAAATTGATTATGCTACTGTTGGCGCCTTCGCCGTACAGTCGGGCAAAAGATGGTATCACAATGGTGTCTGTAACAATGTATGTGCCAGCAGGAAAAAACAAACTTCTGCGAACTTGTGTGTTGTTTTGCACAGTGTACAATTGAGCCAGCGCCCGATTGATGGCTGCTGTGTCATCTGTTGACCCATCACCTACAGCACCAAAGTCTGTGATCACTGCATAACTGTCCAGTCTGCTTTGTATGCTTTGTGATATAGGTGTACCAGAAGTGGCGCCTGTTTGTACCGTGTATCCAGCTGCTTCACCTCGGTAGGTGTACTGATCAGCAAATCCTAGAATGTCTGAATATTCTGTTAGAATTTCAGTGTTGCCCACAGCAGGCGCACCTTCTTCTAACGTGCCATTGCCAATGAACAATCTACGGTCATCCACTGCCCAGCCCAGTTCAGCGCCGGCTAGAGGTTGAGGTAAATCTACTTGTAAACCCTTGCGGGCGGTGATTCGTGATATTTGTACAATTGCCACAGTGTGATTCCTTGAGGTATCACATATTTAGCATGTAATACTGTTCGACCTTTTTCCACCACAAGTCGCGGTACCGATCAAATTCCTGGCCTTCCAGTACAAATTCCTGATATTCTGGTTCAGTGAGCATGTTCATTTGCTCATCTACAGCAGGTTTAACACACATCAAGATCACGCCTTTTCGTATTTTTGTACCGTGCAATTCGTTGTGTGCTTCTGCATAGGCACACAACTGCACAAAGTAGTCATCAATCCATTCACGTTTTTTAGGTTTGTTGGTTTGCTTGTAGTCCAGAATGGCTTCTTCATTCAAGTGTACGCCCGCACCATCTGTAGTGCCTGCATACACTTGGGGGAAGTACAGCGGAACTTCAATGCCCCAAAACTCACTCACATGTTTCAAGCCATGTTCAATCACTGTGTGCGCCATGGCATGGCTGGCCCAACTAAATGGGTTTGTGCTACGTTCTTTTATAGAACCGTCTTTGACATACTGTTCAAGATATGTGTGCATGCGTGTGCCGCGATTGGCTGCTTCTGTTGTGATAGCCTGTGCTTGCTCATGCCCCACTCGATTGCGCCAATTTTGTAAGGCTTTCTTACTTTCCTCACTCTTGGTGGCGTCAAGTATTGTTGTGACTGAAGGAAGTTTGTTGCCATCAGGTGTGGCATACAGTCTACGGCCGTTGACATTTTCCCGGGGAATGGGTTGATAGTTAAATCGTGGATTGTACAATGTTAAACTCTAAAACTTTCTCCGCAACCGCAGCGGTCACGTTCATTGGGATTGGTGAATTCAAAGCCTTCATTGAGACCTTGGCGTACATAGTCTACTTGTGTGCCCGACAAATACACATCATGTTTTTTATCAATCAGCACACAGAAATTGTTCTGAGCATAATTTATAGTGCTGGAGTCGGGCTCATACTGTTTAACATATTCTAACACATAAGCAAGTCCAGAGCAGCCTGTGGTTTTCACCCCCAGGCGTATGCCAGCATAGCCTTTGAGTTCAACTAGTTTTTGTATTTTACTTTTAGCAGTGTCAGTGAGTGAAATCATGCTTTTTGCGATAGTCTTCTACAGCAGCCTTTATCGCATCTTCAGCAAGAATAGAACAATGAATCTTGACTGGTGGCAATGCGAGTTCTTGAGCAATCTCTGAATTTTTAAGAGCTGCGGCCTCGTCAAGCGTTCGTCCTTTAACCCACTCGGTAACAAGAGAGGATGAGGCAATCGCACTTCCGCATCCGTATGTTTTGAACCTGGCATCTGTTATAATTCCATCTTCAACTTTGATTTGCAATTTCATCACGTCGCCGCAAGCCGGTGCGCCCACCATGCCTGTACCAACGGTGTCGTCAATTTCAAACTTGCCCACGTTGCGTGGATTTTCATAATGATCAATTACTTTTTCTGAATAAGCCATGTGATATTCCTTCGCTGATTATAGCGTATTTACTGATTGATGTCAACCGGAATGGTTACTTGTTCATTCCGCGTTGCATGGCGGATTTGGCCGAGGCGGCCACAATGTCTTGTGCTTTGTTTACGGGCATTTTGGGTGCTACGTCAGGAGCCGCACCTTTGTATTTGATCACTGAGGGATTTTGTGGATCCATGGGCTCTAGCACACTGTCCAACGGAGGCTGACTCACAATGCTCACAATGTTTTTTTCGCTAACTGGAAAACCTAAACTACGAGCAGCAGAAATAAATGCATCGGTGCTGATTTGTTTTTGTGCATTTTCATCATCTGCACGACCAGAAAGAAAATCCACTAGACCTTGCAGTTTGGCTGGATCTAGTGGTTTGCTGTTTTCGACTTCGTCGATTCTCATTATCTACGTGCTCGTCCCAATGCTGCTTTAGGGGCTGGTACATCTGCTTCAAGATCAGCACCCAAGTCAGCACCAACATCGGCTCCAATGTCTGCACCCATTTCGGCGCCTAGTCCTTCGCCGGGCACTGGTGGAGGCATTGCACCTGGCACGCCGCTGGCAGCCATGCTGGTGTCTAGTGCAGCAGGCTGACCTGTTACAACACCCAGTGCGGTTTCCAGTTGTTGCTTGGCACCTTGTAAGTTTTGCACAAGACCTTGTAATGCTGCCGTAACATCAGCATTGAATTGTGTGGCTTGCTCCATGCCAATTTGATTGCGGATTGAGTCAACCAATGCAGGTAGTTCTTTGAATTGCATTTCTGTTGTGTCTTCCAACATTGATTGCATTTTGTCAACCATGTCTTGTGCAGCCAAAACAACTTGTGCTTGTTGTACTTCAGATTCTTTCAAGAACTGGTATGCTCTACGCAGACGACTTTCAGCAGCCATCATTGCCTGACCGGCTACCATTTTTTGTTCGTCTGGCGTGAGACTTTGTCCTGCTGCACTTTTCTTCAACGCTTGCGCCATCTTGGGATCTTTGATGTCTACCGTTTTTTGACCGCTTGCTGGCGGAGGTGTAGTGGCAGTACTGGTGCTGGGATTGGTACTGGATGAAGTGGGCGGAATTGGAACTTGTTCTTCCCGGATACGACTTGTCAATGCCTGTTCCATCATGACCAGTTTGAGATACGCAGGGTTGCGTTCACTGGTATGACGGCTGGGACTACGCTGATGTTCAGCAATGACTCCACGCACACGTTTCAGCATGGCCTGTGCTTCACGCACTGTGAGTTTGTTCACAGGCATCTTGGTGCCGAAGTAACTTTCAAATACTCGGGCTACTTGGCGGCTCTTTTTTGGTGTGGCCAGTTCGGTTAATTTCATTTGGCAAATCCTCTTAGTTGTAGATATTTAGCCGAATTTAAACATTTTTCAAGTTCTTGATTCAGCAGGGTAAGGTTCTCAATTTTGAGCGCAAGTTTGGTGCGCACCATTTCACGGAATTCGGGCCGGGTACTACGATCCGCTTGCCCACGGCGGCAATGTATGTCAGCGGTCAGCGTTTGTTTTTTGTTGTCTAATATACGGATGTTTTGTGCTAGGCGGTACTGTTGCAAGTGATCTGCCACACACCATGACATGGCGGTTCGTTTACTGCTGAATGTGCTCACAAGATCATCGCTGTGATACACTGCAAAGCCTGCTGTGTCAGG